TGGTAGCCGTGCGTTCCCGCAGAATCTACTTCAACTTTATCGCCCAGGTTGTTGTTTTTAATAAAATAACGAAGAACGCCTTCTGCTGTCGGGGAACGACATATATTGCCCATGCAGACTAAAAGCACGCGATAAGTCATATTTTCTCTTTGTTTTCGGTGACTTAACACCAATTGACGTCAAGTAAATACCGGCTAAAATTGCGTTATCGATAACGGAGCGATAACGGAATGCCGCTTACAGAGACTGCAATCAAGCGCATGGCTAACCCGGCCAAGGACACGCTAATCGGCGACGAGCGCGGGCTGTATTTGCGGATGTACCCAAGCGGAAAACGCACTTGGCTGTTCCGTACCCGTGTCGGCGGATCATGGAAAACGCGAAACCTTGGCGAATGGCCGTCAATGTCACTCGCTGAAGCAAGAATAAGGGCGTCTGCACTTTCGGGCAAGCACCTGGCCGAATCCGTAAGCTTTGGCGATTTGCTTGATGAATGGTATCGAGTCCGGATAGAGCCACGTTATCGCGTCACAGCGAATATTGAGACGTATGTTGACCGTGGGAAACGCTGGGCCGGGAATGAAAAGGTAGCGCATCTAACGACTTCCCGCCTAGCTGGCCTACTTTCAGAGTACGCCGAGGCTTCCCCTGTTGCCGCGAATCGTTGTTTAAGCAATTGGAAACTGGCTCTAGATTTCGCTGTTCAACGTGGCTACATCGAGCGAAACCCTCTGGAACGTACAACGTCACTCGTTGTTGGTGGCGAAGAAAAGACACGCGACCGGGTTTTAAGCGATGACGAAATCAACGTCTTATGGGCAAGCGAACATCCTCACGCTGCCCTCCTCCGCTTTCTGCTGCTGACTGGCTTACGGATCAGCGAAGGACGATCAGCACGGCATGAACGCATTGAAGGCGACCGCCTGCTTATCCCTGAGAACAAATCAGCAAGGCCGCATTGGGTGTATCTGTCAGACCTTGCCCGTAAGCAGATAACCAGCGTTAAGGGTGTGCTGTTTAATGTTCCATCGCCAACATCGATTCAATCACGACTCAAGCGACAAAACACAGGATGGACACCGCATGACCTGCGCCGCACCTTTGCGACTCGCCTTGCTGGATTGGGAGCAGCGCCGCATGTTGTAGAGAAATGCCTGAACCACTCGCTGCAAGGTGTTATGGCTATCTACAATCGACACGACTATGCAGAAGAACGAATCGCTGCGACCGAGGCATGGTCGGCAGAAGTGAAGCGCATCACCGCCGCCAGTAGGTAACTGGCAAAACGGGAAGCCGGGACGTTGTGACCCGACCCGGCAACCCTAACCACAACTTGAAAAGGAGCTTCAAATCATGGCTAACATCAATTCTACTATCTGCGATTCCCTAGAGCAGACCCTGGAAGCCATCCAGAATCAGCTAAACATCCTGGCCGATAAGCATGGCGCAGTAGCCACAACCATTATTACGATGGGGGCTGATGGATCGTGCATCCGCTTGTCGAATAGCGATGCTGACAAGCTGCCAAGCGTAGCGCCTTGGGACGGCTACGCAATCAACTAATAGTTACTGGTAACTGTTGATAACAACTCAATAGACAACCTTTAATTTATCAAATATCATGGTTTGGAGATTTATTCCATTGGCATAGGTGAAGCGCCGGCACCACCTCCGGCGCAATTCTGAAAGGTATGAAAATGAGAATCGGATACAAAACCGGATGGAGTCCTGATTCAGGGCGATTGCTTGTTCGCAATGGCAAGTTCTGCACCGAAGTCACAATGACCCGCGCAAGCTCCATCACCAACGAAGCTAATCTTATTGGCGGTGAAATTGTCGGCGGTTCAGAGTCGCAAGCCGCGCCCGCTGTCGCTGCGTCAGATGATGACGACGGCGACGGAGAATCAGACCCAGACCGACGACGACGACTAACATCAAACCGTAGCACCAAGCAGCAACAGCAACACCCTCTCCTGCCGCCGTCCGAGTTGATGGCAAAGCCAGTTTTGTGCTGGTCTGAGTTCTGGCAAGGACTCATAAATATCCCCGAAAGTACAGCCGAGGAAATCGGCAAGAGTCACAATGCGCCCAAATTCTTTTTGATTGGTCGCCGCCGCTTTATTCGTCAAAAGGACGCACTCGCCTGGATTGATCGAATGGCCGAGGCAAAGCCCTATTTTCCGCGCCGCAATAATCGGAAAGGGGCTGAATGATGGACAAAGAAAAAGCCGCACAGGCAGGCACCCGCACGGCTCAAAACAAATCCACTGAGTCAAATTCTAGCATTTTCTCAGACCTTCATCGAGTCGGCGGAGGTTATTCAATTCGATTTATCTACATTCCAAAGTTAGATAATAACGGGATTGGTAAGATTGAATGCGAATGGCACCCCAACCTCCCCTCGCCAAGGGACTATCGCAGGAAAGTTTCAGAGCAGCGATATAGCGAAGCCCGTAGAAAATTCGTTTCTGCACTTTGTGAAAGACTCGGCGCGACTATGTTTTTCAATGCAGGGGGTGAGCAATGAACGCCGAAAAACTTTTATCTCTCCTCCACAAAGTTCGCCGCAATGAAAAAGGCTATTGGACAGCTTGTTGCCCTGCCCATGATGATAAATACCCGAGTCTGAATGTCACAGAAAACGACGAAGGAATTGTCCTGGTTCATTGCTTCGCTGGTTGTTCTTACTTAGAGATTGTTTCCGCTGTCGGTCTCGATCCATCTGATTTATTCCCGCCGCGCCTTAATAATCATGGAAAACCAAAGAGCCGGCCTTTTCCTGCTGCTGATTGCCTTCGCGCTGTTGGATTTGAGGCTTTAGTTGTGGCGGCTGCTGCTAAGGCAATGGCCGCTGGCGTGCAATTACCAGAAAGCGACATTGAGCGCCTGATACTGGCGGCAAGTAATATTCAGGCAGCCGTTACCGCTGCGGGGGTGGCTAATGGCTGAATTGCTCAATAAATCGCTTTCCGTTCTGGATGAAATGGCAAGATCAATGCTCAATCCAGATTATCAGCCTGACGAATTGTTTTCACTAGATCAATTCGCCATTAATGGTAAAAGCCAAGAAATGAGGAAACAAATGTTAGAAGATAAATACATATTGGGCCGCATTGCATTATTAGGACAAGCAACCGTTTTTTACACAGAGCGCAACGGTGGAAAAACTCTATTAACCATCTGGATGCTAATCGACAGCATCAAAAATGGCGTAATAAATGCAAGCGACGTTTATTACATTAACAGCGACGATACATACAAGGGACTTATCGAAAAAACAGAGCTTGCAGAACATTATGGATTTAAGATGCTTTCCGATGGGCATAACGGATTCAAAAATGAAATGCTTTTTGATTACCTTGAAAAACTTTGTGATTCAGATAGAGCTAGCGGAAAGATTGTTATCTTAGATACGCTAAAAAAATTCGCGAACATAATGGACAAAACCAAAGGATCGGATTTTGGAAAAAAACTCCGCGCTTTTGTTTTAAAAGGTGGAAGCCTGATTATGTTGGCACACGTCAATAAAAACCGAGACGATAACGGAAAGCTGGTCTTCTCTGGGACTACAGATATTGTTGATGATGCGGATTGTGCTTACATCATGGACAAGGTTGTACAGAACGGGAAAACGATCGTTACCTTTGAGAACTTCAAAGCCCGTGGCGATGTTGTCGAAACGGCGGTCTATTCATTTGAGCGCAAGCCTGACGGCGGGCAAAGCTACGCCGACCTACTCGCAACCGTCCAGCCTGTAACCGATGACGATCTACAGCAGGTTAAGAAACAAAAAGCGGCTGCAACACTTCTTGAGAAGAACAGCGCAATCATCCGGGCGACCCTTGATGCTATCGCGCAAGGTGTAGATAAGCGCACCGAACTAATCAATGAAGTTCATGAACAGTCCGGCGAAAGTAAAAGCAAGGTTACAAAGGCCCTAGACGCACACACCGGCGACAACTGGCTGGCCGGGCATCGCTGGCAACTGGTCAAGGGCGAGAAGAACGCGAAGATATACAAGCCGCTGTTTTCTGTTTTTCAGTCTGACATAGGGGGGGTGAAAAACATGGAAAGTTTAGAAAGTTAGGAAAACAGAGCAGTTTTAGGGGGTGTTTTCTCTGTTTCTCTATCTTTTTAAGTTTCTTAAACTTTCTAAGTTTTACATACCCCCCTCTGTTTTCCAGTTTTTCAACAACCCGGAGCAATCCGGGTTTTTTACATCCGCACCGATAGCGAAATATTATCGAAAACAGTATCCCGATTGACTGTTCATATAAACAGTAGTACATTACGTTAGGAGCACTGTATATCCATACAGTCTTAACTTTCTGGAAAGGAAAACCCTTTGAAACCCTACGAAATCCGAGAGCAACGCGCTCTCAAAGTCGCAGAAATGCGCAGCCTCGCCGATGGCGAAATGTCGCCGGAAAAGAAATCCCGCTTTGATGCCCTTAAACAAGAAGTCGTCGCCCTGGAGCAAGACGAACAGCGTGCTCTGTTCCTCGAAGAAGCCGAACGCCGCTCTATGGCTGGGGCTGCTGATCGTCCGTTCAACGATCTGCAATCCGAAGTATCCGTGGTGGAAGTCATCCGCAACGCGATGGAAGGCCGCAATCAGACCGGCGCTGCTGCCGAGTTCGCCAAGGAAACCGAACTGCGTACGGGCCGCAAAGCTCAGGGCGTGTTTATTCCGCTGGCCGCTCTGGAAAAGCGTGCGCCGATCACCACCTCGACCGCTGGCGAAATCGTCCCGACGATCCACCGCCCCGACCAATATATCGAGCCGTTCCGTAACAACCTGCTGGCACGTCGCCTGGGCGTGCGCGTCCTGTCCGGTCTGAGTGGCAACCTGTCGATTCCGAAGTACGGCACCGGCACCACCACCGGCTGGGTGGCTGAGAATGCCGCGCTCTCTACTGGCGACATGACCTTTGATAGCGTCACCCTGGCACCGAAGCACGCCGGCGGCATTGCTGAAATGTCCCGCCAACTGTTGCAACAATCCTCCCCGAGCATTGAGCAATTGGTACGTGATGACCTGTCGGCCATGCTGGCTCAGGCTATCGACTCTGCTCTGATTAAGGGCGGTGGCACCAATGAACCCAAGGGCGTGCTGGCGACCACTGGCGTTCAGACTGCCAGCCTCTCGACCCTGAGCTGGGCAAACGTCCTGGCGATGCTGCAAAAGCTGGATTTGGTCAATGCCGGCGCTGCTAACTTTGTCGGTTCCACCAAGGTTAAGGCCAAGCTCCAAGGCACCTTGAAGGCATCCGGCATTGCTGGCTACCTGATGGAAGGTGGCAAGGTTGCCGATCTCCCGGCGCACTTCTCCAACCAAGTCCCGGAAAAGACCGGCAGCCCGAACACTGGCCGCCTGATCGCTGGCGATTGGTCGCAAGTCATGCTCGGCATTTGGTCTGAGGTTGACCTGATGATCAATCCGTACGAATCCACCGCCTATAGCAAGGGCAACGTTCTGGTTCGCGCCATGAGCACCGTGGATATTGCCGTGCGCCATCCGGAAGCCTTCGTCTTCGCTGAAGACATCGCCATCTAAGGAGCGACCATGACCACCGAAATCCGCTCAGGCGACCGCCTGCAAACCTCACAAGGGAAGCTCACGGGTTATGCCGCTGTGTTTAACAAACCGTCGCACGACCTGGGCGGGTTTCGGGAGGTCATTCTGCCGGGTGCGTTCAAGCGCACCTTGGCAACCTCTGAATACGTCCGCGCTCTCTACAACCACAACGCCGATCAGGTGCTAGGCCGTGTGGGTGCTGGCACCTTGCGACTCGAAGAAGACGAAATCGGCCTGCGTTTCGAGCTAGACCTCCCGCCGACGACTTACGCCAAAGACCTCGCCGCCCTGGTAGAGCGTGGCGACGTGTCCGGCTGTTCCTTTGCATTCCGCGTCCGTCCGGGTGGCGAGACTTGGGAAAAGCGCGACGGCGAACACGTCCGCATTCTGTCTGCCCTCGATCTGGACGAAATCACCGTAACAAGCAATCCGGCCTATCCGGATACATCTGTCGCCAAGCGCAACAAGCCGAAAGAACTTTCGTTCTGGGAAGCTGACGGCATCCTTTGGCTGGGTACTGTATGAACATCATTCAAAAAACACTCGCTGCCATCGGCTTTGAAAAACGGGAGCGTGGCATTGACGGCTGGCCTGTCTCTCTGGCTGCCTCGCCTGTCACCCCGACCACCGCCGAATCCCTGAGCGCCGTTCAGGCTTGCGTATCGGCCATTAGCGAAACGATCGGAAGCCTCCCCTTACACCTCTACCGGCGCAACGAGAATGGCCGTCAGAAGGCGCAGGATCACGCCCTATACCGTGTTTTGCATGACTCCCCGAATGACCGGCAAAGCGCCGTTGAATTCCGTGAGCAGATGACCGCTGCCATGCTGTTGCGTGGCAATGCCTATGCGCGGATCGTGCGTGGTTCCGATGGGCAAGTACGGCAACTCTGGCCGATCCATCCGGACAAGGTGCGCGTGCTGGATCTCGATAATGGCCGAATTGGCTACGAAGTGAGCAGCCAGAAAGGCACCGAGCGACTGACGCAAGACGAAGTGTTCCACCTGCGTCACCGTAGCGATGATGGGATTGTCGGTACTTCCCCGATTGCCCGGAGTGCTGCCACGGTAGAGCTAGCCCTGGCCGAACGGGATCATGGCGTTACGACCTTTCAGAATGGCTCAAAGCTCCTTGGCCTGCTGAAGTACCCCGGCAAGCTGAATGCGGAGCAACGCCAGGCCGCGCAACGTTCCTGGCAAGCATACAAAGGCGGTTCCACCCCGATCCTCGAAGGTGGCATGGACTTCCAGACTGTGAGCATGACGCTGGAGGATGCCGAATGGATCGC